TGCAACATCTGCGTTAAATCTTTCCTGACGTAAATATGTAGCTGGCATAGGTATCCATTGTCCGTTATCTTTTTTCCAATCTGTTTCTGACATCATTTTAACATGATTAATAATTTTGTCACCAATTGGTTCAAGATTTTGTGATTGCCATAATTTCATACATCCAGATTTATTTACTTTACGATTGCTTGCTGGATACGCTTTCCAAAAATCAAGAAATTTATCTAACATTATTTCTTCTTCTCTTATCTTATTCTTATTCTTCTCTATGTTAGTAGACTGCGAGTAATCCTCTAGCCAACCTCTAGTAAATAACTCAGCTACTATTTTTTCAATAAAATCAATCGGGTAATGTAATCTGAAAGCAATTTCAAAGTTATCTGGTAACACTCCATCACTCTCTGATCCAAGACACCATAATTCGACTAAAATAGCTTTTTGTTCAAAACTCAACTTGTGTATTTCAATATTATTTATGTAATCCGTACCATAAAATTTGAACCAAGTCATCTTTTTTTGGTATCTAGGATTCTTAGCATTGTATAAATTAAACTTCTCCCAGTTTTTAATTTTAAGCATTTGTGTTACCCAATGCTTCTGTTATGCAATCATTAATATATTTTAATTCTATTGATGATAATTCAATACCACCATCTGTTAAATGTTGGCATAAATCTAGCACTACCTCTATCTTTAATAACGCTTCTCTTGCTGTTAGCATAATAATCTCCTAAAATAAACATTCTTCGTAAAGTTCTGTGACTGGCACAGGTTTTGCTTTGGGTAATACATGGAGCTTACAATCAGGCCTATTCTCAAGAAACCATTTAGCAGATGCCCTATTACTAAAGGCTCTAAGCGGTTTATTGTCAAATTCATCTAATATAATAAAGCGTAAGATTTCCATGTCAAAAACATTACCACAAAAAATTACTAGAAGCAAACTAATTTATTACTAACATTTTATTAAATAATGCTTGACATGGCCAAGAAGCCTATATACAGTCGTATTTGCAACATTTAACCCTTAGGAGAATTATATGAGTATTAAAACAATGATAGTAATAGCAATAGCATTTTGGGCTTATGTATGGTTATGTTTACAAATCATGGGTAAATTGGCAGGAGCAATATAATGGAAAGACATTTAGATCCTGATGCCTACCTAGACGAAATGGAACGTCTTGACCAACAAGAACAATTAGCTGAGCATTTATTAGATCAGCAGGAAAAACATGATGACTAAATATATTGTTTGCTTTATGATTGTGTTTGTAGGATACTTTGCCTGGAGAATTATATGTTAAGACCTGTATCAGAAATTATAAAAGAATTAAGATTAATAACCCAAGACTTAAAAGAACATAACGATAGGATGGATGAAAAATATGGAAGATCTGATGTTTTACCAGCAAGTGATGCAGGAATTGGAAATGATGCAAGATGCCCTTATAAATGTGAAGGAGATAACAAATGAGTAAATATGCAGAATTGCGTAAGATTGATGTATCAGAGCAAATTGAAAAGAAAGGTAAATTTAATTACTTATCTTGGTCGCACGCAGCAGATTTATTGCTGCAACAAGATCCAACTGCTACATGGACATATCATCCGCCATTAGAATTTAATGACACTATGATGGTATTTTGCTCTGTAACAGCTTTTGGGAAAACCATGACATCACAATTACCTGTATTAGATTATGCTAATAAAGCTATGAAAAACCCAGATGCTATGGCAGTTAATACAGCTATGCAAAGATGTTTAGCTAAAGCTATTGCATTACATGGTCTTGGAATATATATTTATCAAGGTGAAGATTTACCTGATATTAGCCCATTAGAAACATTAAAAGAAACGTATGCAGATAAAGGCATTGATGCAGCTAGAGTTGTTTACGCTAAAATGTCTAAAGAAGATCGTGACCAATGTGCAGAATTTGTAGCTACATTAAAGGCAGCTTAATATGGATCAGCGATCAGATGAGTGGTTTCAAATTAGATTAGGCAAGGTTACCGCATCCAGAATATCGGATGTGATAGCCAAGACTAAAACAGGTGCATCTACAAGTCGTTATAATTATCTTATTCAGCTTGTATCAGAAAGATTGACAGGTAAGAAAGGCGATAGCGTATTTATTAACCAGGCAATGCAAGACGGTATAGATCGTGAAGAAATAGCTAAAACGCTATATACGTTAAAGCATGGTGATGTAGATGAAGTAGGCTTTATAGATCATCCTACTATTCTTATGTCCGGTGCAAGCCCTGACGGAGCTTTACATGGTGTTAATGGTGGCATTGAAATTAAATGCCCTATAGAAACTACGCATACTAATACGCTAATGACACAATCTATACCTACAAAGTATCTTCCTCAGATGTTTTGGCAGATGGCCTGTGCTGGATACGACTTTGTAGATTTTATAAGCTATAATCCAAACTTCCCAGATCATTTACAGTTGTTTGTAAAAAGACTTGACAGGGATGACGATTATATAAGACAATTGGAATCTGAAGTATCTGCGTTTCTTGCAGAAGTTGAACAACAAATTTTAAAACTTAAGGAGCTATAATGGCTGAAGCATTTATACCTAAACCAGGCGTTGCGTATTTAAGACCTAACACAAGAAAAACTGAAGATTGGATGGCCGACTATCAAGGCACTTTAATCACACCGGAAGATATTGCACCTAACACAGCTTATTATATTAATATTACTGATAGGCCTGAAAAAGGTGATTTAAAATTTAGTCTTGGTAAGCAAGTAATTCCAAGAACACAAGAATCTGCTAAGGGTGCAGATGTTGAAGATAATGGAGATGTTCCCTTTTAAGGAGCATCCCCATCATTTATAACTAATTACTTATTCATGACGTACATTGTAACTTCAAAGCCAAAACGCATTTCTGTAGCTGCTGGTGTTGTCCACATATTATTTCTCCTTTCTTTTAGATTTATATGTGAATTATACGCTGCTACAGGTTTTGGGGTAACAGTAAAATCATTAAACAAAGCTGTGTAATACATGGATATACATAATTTAGAATTGGCTATATCATGTTATGCTCAAGGTGTTTACCATGAAGGTTCTCATAATATACAAGAAAGGATTGGCATTATAAATGTTATACGCAATAGAGTTCGTGATGGTCGTTGGGGTAATGATGTATGCTCTGTTGTTTATGCTTCTGGCCAGTTTATTGGGGTTACGGATGAAAATCATTTACCCGTTAATAAAAGGGCGTATCTGGAAACAAAACTTTTGGTTATTGATACGATTATTCATAATAAATACGCAAATCCAGTTGCAAATGCTTTATATTTCCATGATGACTCAATACCGCCAAAAAAATCATGGTTTGGTAAAAGAAAAAAAACACACATAGGAAGGATGGTATTTTACTAATGGATACAGTTTTAGCTTACTTATACGAAGAATATGACGTTAAGTCAGGTGATCTTAAAAAGTCTTACTTATGGTCATTTCATCCCAATCAGCTTTCATATCTTAATGATTTAAAAAACACTACGCATCATATTAAAATAACGCCACTTGTAGCAGGTAAAGATGTAGAAGAATATAAAGGCATATCTAAGTATGATAGTAAGAAACTTGCAGAAGCTCATGGTGGTTTATAATGTACATTACTTTAGAAGAACAAAGACAAGCTGATTTTATTAATGGATATATGGCAACACATCCTAATTGCACTATGAAAAATATTATTCAAGATTGTGTGACTAATTTTTACAGGCTTAAAAGTCTTGAAAGACAAGGTTATATAAAACTTCCTAAACCTACACCTCATGGAGAACGTAATGGATATTTTAGAAAAAGTAATTGATTGGATTGTTTGGGGTTTAATTATTAGTGGTATGATATGGTTTTTTGTTGGTTGTTATACTTTGATTGATTTATTTTTTTTAAGGGGATAAATATGGTTGATATGGTAAATAAGCCACCTCACTATACTGTGGGCGGTATTGAAAGCATAGATGTAATTGAAGCAAAACTAACACCTGAGCAATTTGAAGGTTATCTTATGGGAAGTAAAATGGCCTATGATTTGAGATACCCATTTAAAGGTAGTTTTGAATTAGATTTGCAAAAGTCTGATTTTTATAAACAAAAGCTATTGGAGCATAGAAGGAAGCATGCACCAGAAGCTATTAATCCACCAGAGATTGCTGCTCAATTACAACGCATTGAAATGATAGATGATTAAGTACCTAGATTTGGTAATTATGGCACGTTTAGTAGAAAGCCAAAAAATACTAAACTTATTACATCCTCTAACGTAGGCTTAACGGTACTTAAAACGCACATAAAGGGCTGTTTAAGCCCTTTTCTTTTATTTAGTGAATAGTATCATCATCTTGGTTAAGTTCAGCGTATATAGATAGTTCTTCACCGCTAATTTCTATGTATGATGAATCTGACAGCTCTAAGATAATAATATTATCGCCATAGTCTAATTCGGCTGACACAACAGTTTTGCCTACTAGGTGATCGCATATTTGTTGTGCTGTAAGTGCCATATTAGTCCTTAAATAGTTACTAACGATTCTTTAC